CTGAAGTTTTACTTTCAGACATAGCGGGGTTGCCGTATGGCGACCCTGGTCACGTAAGTGGCCCTCCCGTCGGGGGTCCCATCCAGAATAATCTGGAGGGCCCCCCGGCTGAGAACGGCCACTCTCCTGTGAGGGAGGGTGGTCCTGGTGGTGGTCGGAGAAGGGCGAGGGTCAAGACCCAAGCTCTTCTCCCTTCAGAGCTATCTCCGTCTGCTAGGCTAGCGGCGGGCCTCCGCGCGGTACGGGCTGCTTTTGCAGCCCACACGCGGAAACCCATTGCTGTCCATCGCAGACGGAGGCAGCTACTCCTCGGCGCGCCGGATCGTTCCTTAGCCATACTTGAGCGCAAGCTCAAGCTGGTTTCCAGAACCCAAGGTTCCGAGGCTGCTCTCCGCTTAATCGCGGATGAGTCGTCTCGTTGCCGTGGGCTATGGCTAAAGGGCGTTCCGGTCCAGAAACTTCTGGGCGTTAAGCTTCATGGTTTGGCAACCATGGACTTTACTGCCCAATTCTCCATGGTTAAGCGAGCCCTCGCCCAACATATGGAGGATCTCACAAGCACGTTTGTGACTCCACCCCAGTTGCTAGCTCATGCGAAAGCATTTGCTACTGACTGGGCCATCCGTATGCTCCCTTCGCAGAGTGGGCCGGTGCCTGTTAAGGCACTGTCCTCCTCTGCGTGTTTGGAGCGTACGAGACGGCAGGGTGGTCTCACGGATCTTGTGAGGGAGTTCCTGGAGACGTCTCCGCCTGTCGACGAGATCTCCAGACCTCCTGGCCTATTGGCCCAGGAGTGGGATGATCTCGTCGCCGAAGACAGGATCTACAGAAGCGCGGTCAACCGGATTTCACCGGTCCCCCGGGCATCTGTAGCAGTGGTTGCTGAACCGGGCCTGAAGGCTCGGATCGTCACCAAATCCGAAGGAGCTGCAGTGGTCCTCGGCCACATGGCTCGTGAGAGACTGTTCATCGGCTTACGCCGTGATCCAGCTCTCACTGCCGTGTTGGCCGGGGATACTGAGGCGGCTATTCGCCACCTGCTCCCTGGATTTGGGACGGTCCTGTCTTCGGACCTGACTCGTGCCACTGACCTCATGCCACACGATCTCGTCGGAGCGTTAGTCGAAGGACTAATTTGCTCCAGGCGATTTCGTGATGCTGAGATCCTTGGTCTTCGGGCTTGCTCAGGGCCCCAAGCAGTATCTTGGCCCTCACTCTCCCGTGAGTCGGTAACGACTCGTGGGATCCTGATGGGCCTCCCTACTACTTGGAGCATCCTCTGCATCTACCACTTGTTCCTTTTGGAACGGTCGGCAGTTGCAGAGCCTCTGATTCCCTCCGGTCCTGGTGATCGGCCACAATCTGGCCCCAAATGGGTCATTTGTGGTGACGATGCACTAACAATCGGTTCTGAGACCGTACTCGATGAGTACGACTCGTTACTGATTGCGACTGGTGGGAGTCCGAGTGTGGGCAAGCACTGGCGGAGTCGCCAGGGTCGAGGAGTATTCCTTGAGCAGCTTCTTTGCTTCCGCAAGGAGGTGGGGCCAGAGCCCCACCTGCTGTCTGCGACCGGAGAGAGACGGTGGGTTGGCTTTACAACCAACTCATCAATCACTCTCCGGGGACTCTGTTTCCCGACATCAGGTCTCCACATAGGTGCGCAATGCACCGTGGCTCCGGACCGTCAGATTGATCTGGCGGCCGGTGCCGTTGTGGAGTGCCTGTTGTCGTCGGGAGCAGAGGCCAGGAAGGTCTGGGCTGTGCAGCAATCGCTGCACACCCGGGCCCTCCGTCGCCTTCGGCAGGCGGGTCTACAACCTTGCCTCCCGCGCTGCTTAGGTGGTGCTGGATTCATAACCCGAAAGGGCTATGAATGTGGCATCACCCAAGTCGCGTCGCGGAAGCATCGGAGAGCATTGGCTGTACTCCTTAACAGGGGTACAGCGGACCCGGGCCCCGGCGCCTTCTCCAGAATCTGGAGGAGGTGCGCGGGTTCTTCTGTCTTTGCCATGGCAGAAGAGGACGCCGAGGGTCTCCTTAGTCGTGTTCCACACACGATCCGGGAGACCCCGCCGCCACACCCGGGACCCCGGGGTGCGCCTTGGTATGACTGTGGTGCCCACGATGATTTCGTGGACTCACAGACTACCTTGTCACACTCCAGGCTTGCTCTCGTACTTCCCGAGGGGATCCTTCCTCGTACCAAAACGGGCCCTAGGGAGATGGTCAGACGGGTGAAAGCCTGTCAAACCAAACTCCTTAAGGCCTGGCCAGGGGTTAAACCCTGGTCTTCTGGTACGGTTTCGGATCTCCTCCTGAAGCACAAGCTACTCGTGAGAGCCACACATGTGTGGCTCCCAGGAACTGAGGATCCAGCCGACCCATGGGCCCCTTTCGGGGTTCCATGGGCCGCTGGAGATCACCACCGGACGAGGCTGCGCGCAG